CTTCTTTTTCAACGAAGCCGTTTTGAACAGCGAAGTTCACAAAGTCGGCTTTGCGGAACTGTTCAATCTGAGGGTTTGCATTTGCGAAGGCTTCGAACATTGCGGCTTCGTTTGCAGTCATAGTCACGTTAGTCATAATCAAGTCTCTCTCTTGGTTTTCTCAATCTTACATATACATCCTACACGAAATAAAAGGGGCTGTCAACCCCTTTTTTCACTTTTATGCAATTAATTCTGCAAATTTTTGTGTTAGGACACGGCTCTTTTTCTTCGAACCGTTTGACTGGCCGAATGCCTTAGCAATCTTCTTGGCAGTCATATCGTTGCTAACCGCAAGGTCTTCAATCTCACCTTGCATCGCCTTAGTCTGAACAGGCAGAATGAAGCGGCGGTTGTAGCCAAGGTTCTCATCAAAGATGGCAACACCCTTGTTACGAATATCACGCTTGGCTGAGTTGAAGCGAGGACGGTAGTCAGCCTGCCATTTGCCTTCAGTCACAGCCTGACGAACCGCACCGTTCAAGTCATAGTTATTGTAAGCAATGAAGTAATTCATGGTAGTGCAACCCATTGCTTCAATCGCTTTGACAAGTCCAGCAGTCACCTGAAGAGCGGCTGCGCCATAGGTGCGTGATGGAACTTTAATCTTCTTGCCGTTTACATCAACCACAATGCTATTCGCACGAACATAACGATCGGCTAGGTCGATACCTTGTTGAACATAAAGGTTATTGCTATCGCCGTCTGTTAGGGTAACGAAGTTGGTCTTCTCAATTGCATACTTCGTGCGGAAGTCTTGGATCTTGTATTGCATTGCCATCAATGCAGTGTTTAGTGGAGTGTTACCCAACTCTTCATAAAACCCACGACCCATGAAGCGGTTGGTCGACTGCCAGAACGTCATACGCATGGCTTCTTCATAATCACGCTTTGACATTGAAGAATTGAACAACTCGAGGAGAGCCAACTCTTCAGAGTGAACACGGGTCACTGCAGGACGAGTTGCTTTCTTGGCTTCAATAACGTCACTCCAATCCTGGGAATCTCCAACAGACGTAAATGCATAAACTTCGAAGGGAATGTTTACACGCTTGCAGAACATCAACAGAGCCAGCAGTTGACGCTGGACTGCAGGCAATGAATTATGCATAGAACCAGAGTAATCAATAAGCATCATCATGCCGTGGTTCTTGGCATCAGCCAGTTGGCTGACCTGCTTGAACAGGTGGTCATCATACTTGTAACGGTGCAACTTATTCACGTCTAGGGTGCCACGAGTAGAGGTGCGGGCACGGGCAGAACGATAGGCTGCCTTACGCATTTCGAATTCTTTGACCATCAAGTTTACCACTTGCTTGGTTTCACGCAAGAACTCAGCGTATTCAGTTTCTGGAAACCTGTCACTTTCTGACGTATAGCCCCAAGACCGCATACGACCTTGACGAAGTTCAACCTCTTTGCGGCGAGCCTCTGCAATCTTTGCGTAAGGCACTGTGGAAGCAATACTCTCGGCTTTAGTCAAACCTTGAGCAAAGATAGTGCCAGTATCATTAAGCAACTCGCCTTGCTTCTGGTTGAAGTTCACATCTGTCAAGGCTTCTTGATCCATCAACCCGCTTTCAGGTGTTTCAGGCTGACCAGTCTCGCCAGTATCTTCACCGTCTTCACTTTCTTGGGTGTCGCCATCTTCGGCTTGGGCTTCTTCACCCTCACCCTCTTGCTCTTCTTCACCCTGGGGCTGTTCGTTGCTAGCCTCAGCGTCACGCATATCGATGATAATGTCAGGCTTCTCGGTCATCTCTTCGGCATCGTCTTCACCTTTCTCGTTGGTGAGAATACCGACAGTCATAGTCTGACCTTCTTGACCGTCACCACCGTCTTGCTCTTGCTGGTCTTCAGCCTTTTGCTTGAGCCACGCTTGAATATCACGGCAGCACTGGACTACATCATCATAGGTCTCACAAGCCTTGGCTTGCGCTACGAAGGGCAGTTCATCATCGGCAAAGGGAACTTCGATCAGGTCACGTGCCTTCGCATGGAGGTTCAAACGATCCATGAAAGGCAGAGTGTGAAGTTGGTCGAGTTTATCTTTAACACCGAACAAGTCTAGGTCGTTCATCAACGTGACATAGCCACGCTTGAAGTTGCCGACAAGACCGGGGTATTTGCGAAGGATGAGTTTTTCAATGCGAACATCTTCAACGATGTTCAGCCAAGAGTGAGGAATGCCCTCGCTCATATACTCATGGAAATTTTCAGGAGTGAATAGTGCGTGAGACACTTCGTGACCGACAAGCATATCGAACACGTCTTTGCCCATGTCTTTCCAGAGCGGGAGCCCTAGAACACGGGTCTTTACGTCAAAGAACGCAGTCTCAAAGTTACCTTGCTGAACCGTGATATTCTCGTTGGCGAGAAGACGGGCAAGGACTGATTTCTGATTTAGCATACTGTAACCTCTCTCAATTACAGTTTAATCCTACACGAATCAGGGGTGGTTGTCAACCACTTTTTTCACTTTTTTTAAACTTTTTTCTATTTATTTCGGGTTGTCGACCCAATAAATCGTGTTAGGAGGCAGAAATCCATGAATGAACCAGGCGACACCGAAGTGTGGGTTCCGTTTGCCAGTAAAGTCTACTCTATTATTATATACTAATGCAGACATGCCATGCTCTATGAACATGCGACCACGCTTGCCACCTTGAAACGAGGCAACTGGTAGCAGTAGTGCGAATGGTTTGCCAAGAGTATAGCAATGCTCTATGAATTTATCTTTCTTGCTGTATGGTGGGTTTGTGATAATTCCATCGTATACATCATCACTGGTGCAGGTAAAAAAGTCACGGTCACCAGACCCTACCATATTATAACCTGAGTCTTGAAACCCATCTAAGATGTTTGAGGATATGCCAGAAGTCGCTTCATAATACGTCTTGGACTTATCCAGATACGGCAGGAGTGGGGTTACTTGGCTGATTGGTGTGTAACACTCATCACTCTCAGCGTTTCGCCCCACCTGTTTCAGTGCATCAAGTATCGGCATCTTCAGAAACTTTACCGTTCTCATCACAGGGTGTAATTTTTGGGCTACAGTGAAGTTCGAAGTAAGTATCGACAAACTCCCAACCAAGTTCTTCTACACCCTCTTCGTGCATTTCCTCGTATACTTCATCGACCTCTTCGATGATGGCTTCTTGCTCTTCTTCTGGAATTTCTTTGTGATACGAATCAACGCTCCAGAATTCCCAACATCCATCCCAAGAGTCGACGAATTCGGCATGATGATAATCTTCACTAATATCAACGAAGTCATCTGTTTCTTCAGGCAACAGTTGCCGTTCAATCAATTCAAGCATAGGCTCTTCTGGCACTTCAATTTCATCGGTTGCGGCATCAGCAATCGTAAAGCCAAAGTCCATTGCCCAGTTTAGAAATGCGTCTTCGCCTTCATAGCCTTCAGAAGCCAGATATTCCATCGCCTCTTCTTCGGTATCGGGAACAGAAATCATAAACGATCCCCAACGCCAGCCAAGTTCTTTACGAAGAAAGATATCTTTGCCTTCTTCGTCCTTGCGTTTGAAGAGTGTAAACTCAACCAAAGACTTCTTATAAGTCGGTTCTAGTAGATAATGTTTCATAGGATCTTTTCTCCACATTTGGGGCAGCACTTACCACCCATTTGTTCATGACAATCACTCAACAATTTCTTGAGGGATTTTGCCTCTTTCGCCACACGCTTCATAAAGTCTTTGTTGCGTTCATTCTTAGGCTTCTCGTATTCCTTTTCAATCTTCTTAATGAGTTTTTTTAATTTCTCTTCGAAGACTGGTATCATTCCTGTGTTCATTATGCTACCTCGAACCAATCTGGAATTTCTCGTTTGGTCCAAGCCATTTTGAACCTAACTTGTTTCGTTTGATAGAATGCACGATACGATTTAACAACATCTTCGAACATACATTCCGGGTTTGATTGCATCGCCAAAGGCTGTTGTGTCAAATAGCCGATCTGGATATTGCGTGGTGGCGTGGCAAGAATGTCACGCAGTTTGGTATCTGTCATATGGGTTTTGCCATAGCGATACTTATATTCGTCACACAACGCACAGAAATGAACGTAGTGCCAGTTGTAATTATTGTTAGACTTCATTGTCCATACAGTGCAAGGGTGATGATAGTGAACCGCTTTGTATAAAATATTCTCAAGCGGACCATCAAGACGATAATGACGACCCTTGCGACCAGTCTTTGTTCGTGTGACAATCATCTCACCGTCAAGCATCCGATGGGCTGTGGAAAGCATTTGTGCGCTTTCTACAATCATCTTGACCACATGCTTATCGCACTGCAACTGCGCAGCCTTAACGGGATCTCTATCTAACACAAACACGTTCATTCGCCTCTATTATACCTCGTTACAAAAAACCCTTCTGGCAAACCCATTGCCTCCATCATGTCTTTGAACATCTTGTGGCTCATACAAATCAAGTCAGCGGGCTTTCTATCGTCTTCTGGAAACTGGCGCAGGAATACGCCAGCATCATCAATCACCAATTCTACATCTGTGTATTGACCAGTCTCATCTAAGACAGTTGTGGTCGTGTGGTCCCATTCAAACTCATTGGTGAACATTAGCCATTGTAGCCTTCATACATTGCTTCGAACTCATTCAAAGCATCTTTCTTTGCCAAGAGCAACTTCTCAAGGCTATACATTGCGGCATACTTCTCATCGGAAGCACCTTCAGTAAATGCAATCAAAGCATTTTCAAGAACTTGAATATCATATGCAACATCAGTCATCATTAGACTCCTCAATAGTATAAACTGTATCATCAAGATTGGTCGAAGCGAAGGCTTCTGCATCTTCTTTGCGAGTGCAGATTAGAACAGTCTCGCCTTCGGAATCACGCACCGTGTAGATAGTCATTACGCTATCTCCTCGAAGCCCATCATTGCAACTTTATATTTCACGCCGTTGAACAACATGAAGTCGCCCATGCTAGTAGAGCGAAGGCCCATGACTTCACCAGTGCGTTCACTAACTGGCAGTGCAGCCATCACAGTCACGTCTTCGGAGTAGTCAGGATTAGCGACCATCTCGCCACGATATTCAAGTTCGGCTTCACGGCTCCAAGAACCCATAATGTTGTTAGTGCGCTCAAAGGCATACTCAAGGGCGGCATCGCCAGTGCGCTCACCGACCTCAACAAAGGCTACTGTGTTAGGAGCATCTTCGAAGGCGGCGTGGATAACTGCAACTTGTGTCATAATTAATCTCTCTTTCTTCACGTTACGAATCAATACTACAGGGTAAAAAGGGGTTTGTCAACCCCTATGCCTGAAGAACATCGATATCGATATAGTGGCTAGTGTCGAAGTAATCAATCTGGGCATCAGTGTTGTCGTAGTAGTCATCACCATACATGGCAGCGGTCAACTCTTTCAACATCTGGACTGCTTTGGGATTGTCTTCGAAGTGCTTCTCGAACCAGTAAGGGTTCACGCTCAAGCCGTATTTCTTACGATAGTCATCGGCACCTGCGAACTCTTTGGCAAACATGCCAGCAACATCTTTTACTTTCAGACGCAGAGTGCTATAGTTCTGAACACTCAGGCTACCTTTCTGACCGTATTTCTTGAGGATCGCTTTGATAGCAGGAGCACGTTTCGCTTTACGTTCTTGGTTCATATAAGCCATAATTTATCTCTCTCTTTTCACGTTACAGAATCAGTATAGCAGGACTAGCCAGCGTGTCAACCCCTAGGCTGCACTTTTTTCATAAAGTTTGCCGATAATTTCCCAGTCGTAAGTGATTTCTTTGGTCTTGCGATTGCGCTCATAGGCCATCTCAATACCGGTGAACTCTTCAAGGTATGCTACCGCTTCTTTCTTAGTAGCAAACTCTTTGGCGTGGTTCATGTTGTTCAGGTTGGGTTTCGCAATATACATAGTAAGTTCTCTCTCGTTTCTGATTACAAGTATATAATACATGGATCCCAGGAGATGTCAACCCTTTTTTTCATTTTTTTTAATTTTCTTTTCGTTTAAAATCAATGACTTATCATTTTTTTCAGATTTTTTTGAAAAAATTTTGTCCCAATTGTCTTCGAACTGCTTACGATCACCGATCGGACGAGGGTTAGAACCCTTACCGCCATGCCATTTACTCATATACCTTTGTCCTCTGCGAATTTGATTCGCATGTCAAGTAGTTTTGGGAGATAGTCAAATGTCTTACCAGTGAAGACCTGAGGTTCATTATCATCAACTGCGATAATGATAGCAAACTTTTTAATAGATACACCAGTTCGCTCATAGAAGGCAGCCGCATAGAATGCAGCCTGTATGAAGTAGTTTTCGATCCACTCTGCCTTCTTGGGCTTACGTGAAGTCTTAAAGTCAATGATGGTCAACTCGCCCTCAAACTCTGCAATGCAGTCAACACGACCAGCAATCTTGAACTTATCAGAGTAAAGAGGCACCTCTTGTGCCCAGATGTTATCAACACGTTTATCAAGAATGGGTTTGATTTGATTGAATGAGAAGATGTTAGCGGGCATTGCACCCTTTGACCAATCTTCTTCATTATTGAGATAGTTCTCGGCAAGGGTGTGAACCGCAGTGCCTCGTGTTCCAGCCTGAGTGCTAATCTTGTTAGCGACCTCTTCGCCTACACGCTTTCGCCATGCTTGAATGGCTTCTTTTCCGAAGTGACCAAGCACAGTTGTAATTGATGGGTATTTGTTTCCCTCGGGAGTGAGGTAAGTTCGACCTGTTGGAAGCGTCTCACATTCTAGTTCAGGCAGCGCCTGCATGTTTACATGATTAAACATAATCTATCCTTTTGTAATTCTCTATATTATAATTGGATCAGGTCCCATTGTCAACCCCTATTTTTGTTTAATTACGGTTCTTGTATTGCTACTGTATGGGTTAACCAAAAGACGATCAGGCGCACCACGTGTTCCTGTATAGTTGTCATATCTATCAAATGCAGTTACTTCCATTACGTTTGTTTGTGCATTTTGTGCTAACCAGTTTTTACAGTCTTGAGGAGTTGCTTGTGGATTTAACTGTAAGTATAAAGCAAGAACGCCAGCGACTTGAGGTGATGCCATGCTTGTCCCGGTGATTCTTGCAGTGTTGAAGTTTGAGTTTAATGGATAAGGCAATGTTCTGTTAGAGTAACCAGTTTCGTTAGTTGAACTCTGAATGGCAGTTCCTGGTGCGCAGATATCTACTCTAGGTCCTCTTTCACTTGAAAAGTTAAGTCTTTCTGGATTACCACTATAACCTAGAACTTCATTGTTCACATTTGCAACAACGATTGCGTCATCAGAAACAGGGCTACTGCCTCTGTTGTAATACTGTGGAGTGTTTATGCTGTCACCAAGTCTTGATCTCGGATCATACCTAAAGAAGTTGTTATATTCAATATCACCTGGTCTAAATATTGTTCCGAAATAGTTACCTGCGGCAGTGACGAATATGATTCCATCGTCTGTTAAATCTTCTACGGCTGCATCTACGGCTGCAACTCTTCTCTGATAGGCAGAGGACATCATTCCCACACTTTGTCTATCAGCCAAAACCATGTCAGAATATTTTTGGCCTCTAAAGCGAATGTCGTCATTACCTCTGTAGTTTAATTCTGCAAATGTTGATGATGCCTCACTTGTTGTTCCTGGAAAAAACCAACGATAGCCCCAACTCGCATTTACAATAGTAGGTCTTCTATATCCAGTTCTGGGATCAATAGGCTTTCTGTTATGCCAAAGTCTGATTAGGTCAAATCTATCAGTTTCATCTGATATTGCGCCAGTTCCTAATGCCTTAAGAGAATAAATGTGAGCGTTCTTTGCCCAACCATAAAGTCTACCAGCAACAGTTCCTGCAACGTGTGTTCCGTGCGAACCAGAAGTATAATGACTTGATGATTGGCTGCCACTAACGCCTGCGGCATTATACCAATTTATTTGTTGAAATCGACTTACACCATTTTCATCCAACCACTCTGGGTGATTCGTCATAACACCATCGTCTTGTATTACAACATCTACGCCAGTGCCATCTATGTTATATGCGTGGTCTGTAATAAAACTACTTGATGCAGTTCCAAAACGTGCGCCTGAAGTCACGATATCATCAGCAACACCAGCGGCTGAACATCTACGCTTTGCCCAATCTAATAACTCTGCACGTATTTCACTATCATCTACGCCACGTGTGAAGTCACCAGTTTGAATTGCATCAACTGCCATTGCATCATCTGGTAAAGGTATTTCTACTGCCACAACTCTTGGATCTGAGCGTAATGCTTCGGCTTCTTCTTCCGTAAGAGCGTAGTCTGTTGTTCTTAGACTGTTAGGTCTTTTGTTGTCATATTCAACAGGTCTATCGACCATACATCCACAGTCTGTGCTACCGGTATCGTGTTCTAGTTCATGGCAGAACTCTTCTGCGTCTACACCTTTCTTAAGTGTAACGTGATAAACTCTTTCAGTCATGATTACCTCAATGTAAGTTTACCCAAGAGCCGTTGGCGTATACTTGTGCTTTATTTGTGCTAGTGTTGTAAATCATATCACCATTTGCGGCAGAGAATGCATTCCTTTGTGATGTAGTCATGTTCGCAAGTCTAAATGGAGTATCAATAACACGAACACGATTTGTTGCGTCAAGTTCGATATCTGTGCCACTCTCAATCACAGTTGTTCCTGTGCCAGTAATCGTTAGACTTTCTGTTGTAACACTTGTGAATGTCGCATCGCCTGAAGAAGAACCTCCAGAGATAGTTTCAAACACTAGACCATTTCCAGATGAATTTACAACAAGTGCTTGACCAGCACTACCAAAATTTATAGGAGTGTCACTTAGTCCTAAGAATGAAGAACTGCCTGTTCCTGAACTATTGTCTGTTCCATTTACCCAAGCACTGCCATTATACTTTAATACTTGACCAGTCTGAAGTGTGCCAAGACTTACATCTGTCAAGTCGCTTAGGGTTGTTGCACCTTGGTTAATAATGGTCGTATCGCCACCACCGCCACCACCGTTTGCGGACTCTGGGTGATCTACAGAGATTGAAATTGTTCCACTGCCGTCAGCATAGGAAACTGTAACGCCTCCAGAGTGACTTGCACTTGTAAACATAGTTCCGACAACATCTTCAATATATTCTTCGGCTGTCTTACCACTAATGTTTAATGCAGTTGTGGTTAAAGTAGAAGTTGTAACAGTGCTATTGAATGTTGCGTTAAGGCTAGTCGTATTACCATTCTCAAGGATACGAGTCAAGTCAGTATCGAAACGCAAGTCACGGAGATTTTCGTCCATCTCCTGATACGTTAGTGCTGTTCCTTTAATGATACGTCTTGTAATTGTCATGACTCTGGCACCTCTCCCGATGCATCACCGTTCTGATTAAAATATGTTCCCACATATGAAATGAAGTTGTTTGCTTCGTCTAATGTGTAACCTGGATTATCTACAAAATAATCAAAGTCTGTATATTCAAACAACTGAATTTCTGCATCATTGATTGTTTCGTCTTCTTCTGTTCTTGGATCGTCAATAGGAAAGACATAAGACTGGTCTTCGAGGGTTTCGATTAGTGCATTATTCGCAACTGTGTTCGGATCATCGTCTAAGTCTTTTTCTTTTTCAGCACCAATCTGTTGCAGGACTAGTTCATAGTCTGGCTTCTCTTTAAAGTCAATGCTATCAAAGTCTGGATCAGTGTTTGCGCTCATGCTGAAAAAACATCTCCCGATGCTGTCGCTGCCTGATTAGGCACCCATGACCCATGTCCACCAGTTGCATCACCAAGTCTATGTATCAACTTAGTGCCAGCATAGCACTTAGATGAAAATGCCACTGCTGGATCACCACAGCCCGTCCTATCTCCGTCAACAATCACACGCCTACTGTTCGCATACACTTTACTCTGTGCAGACGATACGTATGTGGTTTTGTGAAATGGGTTAGGAGTGGGAGACGCATGACCAGCATGACTGTCTCCCTGACGAACTACTCCAGGCATTTATCTAACCAGCGTTAATGTTGGATTTTCTGCTAGATATGATTGACACTCAGCCTCGGTCATCTGCTTTACAAAGCGATGCCCGTCTGCTTGTTCAAACACTCTCAGTCTTGGTCTCTCTGCCATCTTCTTTTTCCTTTAGAACAACGTTTTCTTCTTCTATCATCCACTCAAGCATTGTGCCTTCATCCCAGCCCATCTGATTGAGTAGTTCAACAGGGAATTCTAGCAATAACTCGCCAGTCTCTTCATCTTCAACAACATGTCCAATATAATTTCCACTCATAGCCCTAATTTATCCCTTTCAATAATATAAGATTTAACCAATTTGCTTCGCACAATATCATCAATCTGAAATTCGATAAAGTCAAACTCTCTCATTCTATTTATAACTCGCATAAAATCACGTAAGCCCGACATTTCTTTCTTACGCTCAGAAGTCAAATCGTCTTGCTTTACGTCACCACAAAATATAATTCTACTATTTTCACCAACACGTGTCATCACTGTATGTAACTCGCCTGCACTCATATTCTGAACTTCGTCAACAACAATGATGCAGTCTTCGAAGGTGCATCCACGTAGATAAGACGTTGATGCAAATTGAACAATTTGCTTTTGCTTTAGAATTTGATACGCATCACCACGACCGAATAATTTCGTGGCAATATCATAGTAAGGTTCTTCGTATACTGCCTCTTTTTGTTTTTGATTTCCCGGCATGAAACCTTGGTCACGTGTGGGAACAGTTGAACGAATTATAAACACTTTCTTATATCTGCTATTTGGCTTCATCACTTCATTAATTGCAAAGTATAAACCGAGGAACGTTTTACCCGTTCCCGCAATGCCATGTAACATCAAATTAAAACCATCGTTCCAACTTTCGAATGCAATTCTTTGATTCTCAGTCATTGGTTTGATGCTACGGTCGACACTGAATGCAGAGGTAACAGTATTATCTTCTGACAGGATTCCTTGCTGGCGTAGAACCCTTCTTTGCCTTTTAGTCAGGCGTTTTTCATTAGCAGGCATTTATCATCCTTATTATTATTATCTTGTTTTAATGGTTGATTGAGTCATCCCCTTAGAATTGCCCTTTTTAATGTGTTTGAGGAGTGAGTTAAAAGAATCAGGTGTCTTGACAACACCCATGCGATGTGCGTCACCGATAGATGGCGCCTTTGTTAAGAACTGTTGTAACTGTGGATTGTTTGCTTTGAACTCATCAAGTTCAGACATTTTCATCATAATTTCAGTTTCTTCGCCTGTTTCTAAATTGCGAAAGTTATAAGTTGGCATCATATTCTCCTAATAAAAAAGGCGACCCGTGATGGATCGCCTTTCGATTTACATCACTAGCAATATTTATACTAGCAATTCGTAGATTTCTTTCCAGTTATTCACTTTGATAACATCTTCATTCACGTAGTCAGCGTTGTGACAGTGGCTCATTAAGATGCTGTTAAGACCATTCTTCAGACCTTCTTCAGCGTTCTCAGGCTTATCTTCAACCCAGAAGCATTCAGTGCCTTCATACTCAGCAAGTGCTTCGTCTTTATCAGCACCAGTGTCAAGGTAGACATACTTCTCAAACGCAGTATCACCGAACAGTTCCCGAAGGTTCTTAGTCCGAAGATGCTGTGCATACTGGTCGTTGCTAAGGCTAGTAATCGCATGGAAGATATAGCCATGCTCTTCGTGTAACTTCTTCACATACTTCATTGCATCCCGAAGAGGAGGCAATTTCCGAATGCTGGCACTCTCGTTGAACATCCGAATCAAACGCTTGATTTCATCTTTAGGCATGTCGTAAGCAACAGCCATGTCATAGACTTTAGCATCAGTCTTGACATAGCCATGCCGCTTCATCCAATAATCAAACGCATATTCCCAGTCAAGGAGAACACCGTCGCAATCAACTAAAATCACTTTTTCTTTCATCATATATCATACTCACTTCTCATTACATATCTAATATAACAACTCTTGAGTCGATTGTCAAGTGTTTTTTAAGAAAAATATGAATTTTTTTGTCTTGCTTTTTGCTTTCGTGCTTTCTGGATCTTAGCACGTTTCTTATCGTAGCGTTTGGTATCTTTCTTAGTGAAGCGAGACTCTTTGTCGCCCCACTCATCTTCTTCGTTATACCACTCACGGAAGTTCTTACGCTTTGACATTGAAGTATACTCACCTTACTCCGAAATTAGTCCAGGAAATGCTTCTTTAATGACTGCTAAAGACAAGCCCTTCATTGGCTTCTTCTTAAGCATCTCACATAGAAGTTTTGCATCATCGGGATCAACCGCTTCTAGCATTTGAATAAACAGTGCTTCACGGCGAATGGGATGAATGTTATCACCATCGAACCCCTTAACGAAGTAAGGAAGTTTTCGTGTCTCACGGAATAGCATGCCATGCGAATCAGGAGATTGCGAAGGCTCGTAAGGTGGGGCGACATTAGGAATATTTAGTTCCATTGTTTTATCGTATGTCACTTTGAGGATATTGCGCAAAGGTTTCGAATTCTTGGATTGCAAGTATTCGACCTTCTCTTTTTTGGTTTTCAATTCACGGGCAGTGTTAATAATTTCTGCCAAGGATTCTGTAGACATTTAAAACTCCGAAATAACTTCCATTAGGTTTTTCAACTTGTTCTTGATGAAATAGTTTAGCAACTGTGACCGATCTGCATTACAGTCTGGCAACCATTCATTCATAACTGCTTCTTTGATGTTTGCTGGAACTTGGCTTAGGTCAATCAATGCTTTGTTACGCAAATAATTTCGCTTCACCTCGTCTTGCATGTTATTTATGTCCTCCCATTCTTCAAGTCTTTTCTTAGTGATAGGACGTTGACGTTCACCAACAACAAGGCAGTTGTCAGGTGAAAGAATGTTTGGAACACCGTCTCCAGTATCGCCTTTGATGATATGCTCATAGAGATACTTCTCAGGTGAAGAGTGTGTAATCCAACGCTTACGTGTGGGATCATACTGCTTCACATTCGCATACTTGTGCAACTGAATGTAGTCTTTATCACCAGACAGAACTAGAATTTGTTCTGCACCGTTGTTAAGTTCTACGCCTTCGTGATGCACAATCGTGCCAATAATATCATCTGCTTCCGCAGTTTCAATCTGAATTACTCTGTAAGGAAAGAAGGTCTTAATCTCATCACGGATTTTGTTTAGTGCCGTGAAGATAGCAGACCAGTCTAGTTCAGACTCAGTTCGTGCCTTTTTACGATTTGCTTTGTAATAAGGAAACTGATTTCGGCGCCAGTAGTTTTTGTCATCACAACAAATTACCAATTCGCCAAATTCATCCTTGAACTTCATGCGGTTTGAGCGAAGAGTATTGAGGATCATATGGCGAAGCATATTCTCATCAATCTCCATGTTTTTGTGATTACCGATCTGAACCATCATGTTCGATATCATCACTTGATTTAAATCTACTAATATCATACTATTTTCTCCATATCTGATAACAGTATATATTACTACACTTTTACCAGTATGTCAAGACTCATTCTGAAAATTCTGTTAAAAAGTTTTTGAGTGCCACTTCAGTGTTCTCTATATTATCAAACATTCTGTCACTAATGTTATGGAACTCAATTCTATCACCAGCGATACGATGGATGATTGACCGTATTGATTCGACAGTCGCAAGCATATCACGTATCACGTCTGGGTTCTCCATCACATCGAAGCCAAACTCAGACGAGGCTTCGACAATATCCATGACTGCCGAAATCGCAAAATCAGCAGCCAGTTCTTCAACATATTCATGCTCTTCAACGAGGTCATCTAAACGCTTTTGCATACGCTTCATCTTAACAGCGTTGAAGTCAATGACATTAGACATCCGTATCAACCTCTACGATTTCACCGTTGACTTCGATACGACCTGGACCAACATAGATCCCGCCTAAGTCTGGGTAGAAGCAACCGTATGACCGCTTCTGTTTACCGTCTTTGTCATAAGCAGGAACGATGCACACCATCTTAATACGATTTTGCATATACTCACCGTAGAACATATCACAGTAAACGCCATCACGAATGTAACGTTCAAGATTACGCACATATCCTTCGTGTGTTAACTTCTTGGCTAACGCACCCTTGACGCCAGCACGTTCTTCTGCACGTGCCGCAGACACTAAGTCTTTCTGCGTCTTAATCCATCCACGGACATTCTTAAGAGACAGCGTAGCATCTTCAGGCAGTTTGAGAACATCAGGGTGAACGTTCTTGGGTCCACCTTGCTCTTCTAGTTTCTTCTCACGTGCCTTAGCAAGACGCTCTGCGGCAGCCTTGCGTTGCTCTTCACTCATGGGTTTGCGCTTCTTGCGAGGCTTCTTGACTTCAACAGGACCACGTTCGGCAGCCATCTGCTCACGAATCTTCATACGCTTTGTTTGCCTGGCCATAGACCACTCCTTTATCAGTTTCGAATCATAGTATCACGATTCTCTACTTATGTCAATAGGCTTTTCATCAAAGAATTCCACTCTAACTTACGATTTTTCCAAGAATACTGGTAGTCCGCAAGTGCTTTCGTATTTTTTGTCTGTTGACTTACCATCTTATATGTGTTATTATTGCGATGTAACTCGACTGCGTTCTTCAGTTCGAGGTAGAACTGATTCGCATGTCGCTGTGCATCTTCGGTATAACCATACATCGAAGTTAAGCCCATAGATGTTTCTGGCAAAGCCGCAAGAGAGGAGTGAATAGATAGACAACCAGCCGACATTGCTTCAATCAAGCACAGACAAGAGGTTTCTTGCCATGTAGATGGATATGCAAAGATGTGTGCCTTCTTCAACTCCTCACGGATGCGGTCGTTAGGCACTGACTTGTGATAGTTTACCTTTGGGTGTTCACGTAGTCTATCGAACATCTCTTTATAGGGTTCGTCACGTTGTGGCCAACCATACAACTGAAAAGAAGAGAATACGTTTAACTCAAGGTTGTCATATTCTTTCGATAGTTGATTAAATGCCGCATAAAGAATATCCAAACCACGATGTGGTGTAGAGAAGTAGATTAGACTAATCTTCTCTTTTGGATTTGGCTTCTCATGAGGTTCGATTGGCTCAATCGCATTACGCAACACGACACCAGCAGAGTAAGGAACACCAAGAAAGAGTTTATACATCTCTTGTTGCCAATGAGATACAAACACTAACTTATCGTATTTCTCCCAGCCACCATCTTTCAGATGTTGAACTTCTGGATCTTGAGGTAAGTCGTGTAGAACAAGAATTTTCTTTTTGCTTGGATCAAGGTCACGAACACGTGAATGTATAATCTGGAATTCTTTTAAAAGGGACTGATTACAGTCCCTCTCAATTCGGTTTGCCATGAGTTCTGTTCCACCCATGGCATTTTTATTGACTTCATTTTTTTCAGGCAAAACTCTCACCATTTACTGTTTGAAGTTTGTCCCAACGAAATGAGCGCCAACCTTCTGCGTTCACATCCCATACAGACAAAGCATCTTCGTTTTTCTTTCGAGGTGCTTTCTCTTCAACTTCAGCAACAACCTCAGGCATACGTTCTGCTTGTAGAGTTGCTTCCATCTTGCGATACTCGCCATTCACTTTTGTAAACTCAACTGTTACAACACCCTCTTTGAGAAGTTCAACAACTTTAGATTTTTCCATCACCATAGTTCCTCGTATTTTCAATTTCACTAACGAATTCTTTTAATCCGCCTATCCATCTATCATGCCACACAATCTGTGGCAACCTGCTCTCACCAGGAAACTTGCTCAAAAACTCTGCATGGTTTTCTGGTTGAGAAACATCTTTAAATGACCATCTAAGATTATAGTCATTTGATATCTTCTTTGCTGTATCGCA